GCTTTAAGATGATTTTTTAAATTTAAGAAGGTGAACTTATGTGTACCAGCAGTATTTTCTACAGTAAATCCAACTGTGTTAATACCAGCAACATAATCACTAAATTTTTCATACAAGTGAACTGAACTTATACCTACGACCTGTGGATAGTAAGTTGCACCATTTACTAATGTTTTATTTTGTGAAGTATTTGCACCCAGAAAAGTTCCTATACCAATTGATAAATTTCCATTATTACTATAGACAAGAGGTTCACCATTTTCTAGATTATGAGGTCTCTTAAATTCAATAATATCATTTATCTGATCAACTCCACCTTGTACACTTTTTAATCTGCCATCAAATTCAATTTCTCTTCGTCTTTTAGTAACAACAGGTTTTAATACCGCTCCAGATCCATTACCACCTGATATGGTGACTGACATTACTTTTTCTACATCAAAATGTTGTTGATCAACTAATACATCTTTAATTGACCCACTAACAACTGGTTGAACAATTGCAGTAGTTCCGGTTCCGGGTGAAGGAATACTAATTGTAGGTAAATTTATTACATCAAAATTTTTACCTTGATTTAAAATTTTAAAATCGGAGAGTGGCCCAAAATATATTTTATCTAAAGATTTATAATTAGCAATTTCAACACCATTCTTAAGAATACCAGTTGTACCCGGTTCTGTTTTTACAGATTTACCTGATTTAATATTTACATCTGCAGGAAATTTTCTTAAAACTTTTTGTACACCTATTTGCTCATTTTTATGTCTAAGTAAAACAAATTTATGTTCTGCTGTGGATGATGTCTGATTTGAATTATCAAATTCAATATATGGTGGATTTGATGCATCAACATTAGTTACAGTGATGAATGATCTTGATGGATAAAGTCTAAGAATATTATTAGATGTGGTATTTGAATTTAATCTTTCTACAAAATAAATGGTATTCGTTGATAATCCAACTAAAGGTTCTTCACTAGGCAAATATACAACAGCATCACCTGTTATAAAATCAACTGCACTGTTAAATTGTAATTTTGAATATAATCCAGTTGTAAGATTTCTTTCAAGTAATTGAAAATTTTGACCATTAGTTCCAAAAAAATCAGACTGTGGAATTCCTTTAGATGAATGAATAGTTCCAATTCCTGATCCAAGTGTTTCCTTAATGACCTTCTTTTCAATTAAATATGAGGGCATTGATGATGATGCTACATAATAATTCTCATCTTCATCGTTATAAGTGTTTTGAACATCAGTTGTGATAATATTATTTCCAAATTCTAAATCAATATCAGATGCTGCGACTGCTTTTTTAAGTTGTCTTTGAATATCATACTCTGTTATTCCATCATTTGTAAAAGATACTCCCAAACCAATATCATTTGTACCAACAGTGGCAACCACATCTGTTTTTATGGGTATGAATTCACCTCTTCTAAAAACAGAAACTTTATCACCCGTTTGTAATTGAGATTTGTCAATTTTTGATTTATGATTAAAATCTGATGTGTTTGCATTAATCGCTGTGGCAGCAGGAATATCGAGTTTAATTCGACTTGCTGTGTTGTAAATCCATGAATTAAAAAATACAGTCTTTCTTGACTTATCACTTGGTAATGTTGGGTTTGGTATTTCCTCACCTAAATTTTTAACTGTTATTTTTTCCCCTTCAAGAGTTACACTTGATCCACTAGTGGGTAAAAGTTCAAAATCAGATAATACTCCAGTTATTCTTAATTCAACTCTCTTTGTTAGATCTCCATTTTCATAACCAAATATAAATTCATCACTTCTTAAATCATCAGTGGATCTAATAGAATTGCCAATTCCAGTGCATAGTAGAAACTGATTAATAGATTTATCACCATATGAAATAGTATTAATACCATTAACTCCATTTGTAACCACAGTTCCAGTGGTACCGAAACCAACTGTAGAATCTACTGTTAAAACATTAGAATTTACAGGTGCATCTTCAATAACCCTTGTTTTTCCGGGAATTGTAAATGTTCCTTGTATTGCTGATCTTTCATCATAACCTACGAATAAATTTAATTTATAATATGTCGTAATGCCTAAATTTCCAGATCTACTAAAAATTTCAACTTCAGATACTGATCCTGAAGTAGTTAAATCTGTAGACTTTGTAATGGTTTGTCCTATTAGTTTATTTGGATCACCAGATATTCTCTCAGCAACAACAACTTCTCTACGGATGTATTCAGCTGATGATGGTTTGATTAAACGGTTTTCTAAATCGACAATTTTTGGAGTAATTCCGTATAAAACATTAAATAAAATCCTGAATGACTCCTCAGTTCCTTTAGATTTGTATAATGATTTTGACTCTTTTATGAAATTGCTTATGTCTACTTTCTCACTTAACTTTGTATCTTCTAATCCGGGAGTTATATAAGATTTAACTTTTTGATAGAATTCTTTAAGAAATAATACACTTAAATTTTCAACATCTGATGTTGTATTATGAATATCTGCAATACTTGTAGAGAATACAAGTTCACCCTTGTTAACTGGATCTGTATATGAAGTGATACCACAGAATCCTCTTACACACCCAGTAAATGAATTAGTTGTTATACCAGTATATGTAATAATTTCATCATCAATTTTGAATAGACCATACTCATTAGGAAATCCTTTAGTTGATGATACATTAATCGTAGTATCAGATGCGCTTATGCCTGATGTAAGTGTAGTTACCCCTACAATCACTTCAGGGGTTAAATTATCGAGTTTAATATATTGATCTAGATTATCAGTTAAATCTACAACACCACCACGATGTTCTTGTGAAATATAATATTGCTTAAGAAAATCAACCGCTAAAGGACTCTCTGTCCTGATAAACTCAGGAAGTTGATGCTCTATTATTTGTTGAACTTGTATACGTTTGTCTATTCCAGTTCCAATCATGTTCTTGATAGTTCTCCGTTAGAGTAACTTGATGTGACCTTATAACCAACACCAGATATTTGTTCTCCTGATGTAATCGTGTCTTTAACCATATTTATTTGACTACTTGGGATGTTAAAATCTAAGTAAAGATCTTGTAATCCAATAACATCATTTGATTCAGGGAATGCTTGAATTTCAACAATGTTATTTGGTTTATCTGTAGATATAATATTTATAGTCGATAAATTAATTTCACCATGCACATAATCAACCACTCCAGCTGATTTGACAACAACAATCGTTTCACCACTTGCATTCTTTCTAACGATTGAAATAGTTCCTGTTAACTTATCTGCATTAGGAATATCAGTAAAGAATACAGTTTCAATTGTTCCTTGTATTCTAAATCCAGTGCTCTTAATATTTAATCCTTCTGGTTTGACATTGAATTGATTACCAAAACACAATTCGTATTGTGCAAATTGATTCACAAGTGCATTTAAATTACGACGAATTCTAACTCGTGTAATATTTGAGGTAATTGCTCTATCAATATTATCAACAACATTCAAAACTTTACTATACTTAAATCTACCACCAAATTTATTTACATCACCTGATTTAGAATAAGTGGTAAGTGCTGATGTAATTTTTGTTTTAAGATCATTTACTGCACTTATCTTTGTCGTATCATAGTATATAAAAGACTCAACCTCAACATAAAGAACTTGCAAGTCAACTATTTTTTGATTTATACCCGTTAATGAATAACTTTTCAACTTCGTTAAAATTTGAGTTTTATCAAAATCAGATACGAATTCACCATTCTTTGGTTTAATTGTTATTAGCACTGTTCCAAACTGTGGTGGATCAACCTCCTCACCTCCAACAACTGATACACTTTCAGTATTCGGATATACTTGTTGCACTATTGATTCATAATCTCTTGCTGTAACCGCTCTGTATTGTGATGAATACAGTCTAGGTGCAAAATACTTGATCGAGTCAACACTCTCAATGTCACCCCCATTAGATGCTGCAGAGATCGTGTTGATTGTTGGAACCACTGATGGAGTGATTACTTGACCATTATCACCTAAGAAATTACCAGCAAAGTTAAAGTTACTTGGCCCATTACCCTCTGAACCAGATGTAACAACGTATTGAACCGTGATCACTGCACCATTTTCAGGTTTTCGACCAAATACTCCATCACCAAACAAGAGTTCATATCTCTCATCTTGAACCTCTTGAATTAGATATGTGTCTGATATTGAACTAATTCCCACTATGTTATCAATCATCTTATATTGCTTTCCTAATACACCCGGAGTGCCCACATAAGCGACGATAGATGAAGTATCGATGTTTGCGTTATCCAATACAAATCGTTGCTCCAGAGACCCGTCAACAATGAATTGTGATGTCAAAAATGTTCCCTCTAAAACATCAATTGGATTGACTGCAGATCCAAAAGACGCAGTTGCAATTCCACTGGTAACTGTTGTGCTTGCAACTATCTCTTCAGAGATAGAAAACACCACATCTGAGTCATTTGATCTACCAACACACACTAGGCCTGGTTGTAGTTTGATTTCTGAACTTGTGCTATTCGCAGTAACATTAAATGATATTGATGCCCTTGCTGCCGATTTTGAACGGGGTACATAACCAATATTTCTTGCCAAAGATACGACATTTTCCCTTAGAGTAGCAGAATCAAGAAAAGACTCATTTACAACTAGATTTGAGTTAAATGCAGAGATGTATGTATTGTATGCCAGTGCATCGATTAAAACTGAGAAGTTAGATCCTTCAAAATCAAAGTCCGTAAAGTTTGAATTTGCTCTTAAATATTCTTTTATTTGAGTTTTAATCTGATCAAAGTCAAGATTAGTAAATTTGGTAACTGGCATTATCTTGTTGCTTTAAGTATGAATGAAAATTCTTGTTCTGGGAACTCTTGACCAATAATATCGAATAATACATTAACCTCAAATTCGTTTGTATCGGGTTTTGGATTAACATTTACCTCTAGGTTATCAACTCTTGGTTCAAAGTTTTCAATAGTTGTTTGAATTTGTCTTTCTATAATTGATGCTGTACCAAAATCTATAAATCCGGGTGCATTTTCAAATAAACTATTTCTAACATCAGATCCAAGTGTAGAATTAAAAAATCTCTCATTAGGAATTGTTTGAACAAGATTCCTTACTGATCTTTTAATTGCATTCTCATTTTTAAGTACACCAATATCATTCGTCACTGGATGCCTTTTAAAAGACAGACTGATATCCTTAAATGCTCTTGATATTCGTGTAATCGCCATTAAACGATGATTTTTATCTATTTATACCTATCTATTTAGCTGATTCATATTATAGTCTTCAGAATCAAAATAATTTAGCAACCACCATGCTACTGAACGTGGATTTTTAGACCCACAAGTGAAAATATCCATTGCAACACACCCTTTTTCAGGCCAAGTATGGCAAGAAAGGTGACTTTCACCTAAAGTTACAGTACAAGTCACCCCATAAGGTTCAAAATGGTGCATATAAGTGTTAAGAACCTGTAAACCCTCTGTTTTACAGGCACTTTCGCACACTTGCTCAATCTTTTTTGCATCATTTAACTTATCAAACGGTACATTATACACTTCAACAAGTAAATGTTCGCCCATATGGGCATTTTTCACGTTTTTCATCCGAATGTGTGTATATTATAGTGTTTACGACGAGGAGGATACTTAAATTTACTCTTTTTTTCAACTTTTACCCTAACTGCCTTGTAAATTCTTAGTAATGTGTCTGTTTTCATCCTAACTCCGGTTCAATATTGATCTCAACATTGCCAGATTTACGTTCTTTTGCAGTTTTCCAGAAATAATTCTCTTCTGAACCCAATCCATCGCGATCATGACCGTTTTCAACCTGATAATACACGGTTGAAACCTTAAAATCAGGAATCTTAGGTGTCTCAGGAGTGATACTGTTGTCATAAATCCTCATTCTGTTGTTTGGATAGAGACAAAACTGTCCATTATCCAATTCTAGGAGATTATGAGACTTATGTTCAGCAGGTTGTTCACTTGTTGAGTAGTCAATTGCGTCTACACTCTCATGATAGTTGTCTAAAGTGCAAATATAGGTGCCTGTTTGATTGCCAAAGTCTCTTGTCATCACTTCAAAGTGCATTGAACCGATAAATTGCTTCTGAACTGCCACCACACCATAGTCCATACAGTTCCAAAACTGCAAATTATGCAGTGTCATGTCTGGTGTTGGTGTTTCTGGGTCGGTTGTAAACGCAGAAATCGGTAATTTATCAAACATCGCAGCATATTCGGGCAAATATGTCTCAAAATAGAATGCTCGACCGGGTATTGACTTGGCAGATACCCATACTCCCTTTACAAATTCGCCATGACCACTCTTATGATCGGTCAAATACTCTTTTCTCACCCATACTTCATAAGAAGGTAAATTCGCAATTAGAGTAGACATTAGTTACCTTGCCCCCTTGGTCTCTTACGAGCCGAGTTACGCGAGGTAGCCGCATATTTGGAGTGTTTTCCATTCCCTTG